GCAATCTATATTTTTAGCGGAGAGAGCTAGTGAGTTATTAAATGAAAATATCATTACAGATAGAACTATTATTGATGTAATGGCATTTGCTAAATGTGCTGATTCTATTAGTAAAGATGATGCTAAGAAATTTTGTGATTTTGCTTCTACTATGTTAGGAGATTATGATCATATTTTTTATGTTTCTACTGAGGGTACTATTATAGAGGATAATGGTGTTAGAACTATAGATGAGGAATATAGAGAAAAAATAGATAATACTATTAGAGAATTATTATTTGAATATAGGGATCAAATACGGGATTTTACTACTATTAGTGGGACTACAGAACAACGTCTAAAGCAGATAAATGAAGTATTATTTCCATAATATTTATAAATAAAATTCATCATGGGAATGCAAAAACCTAAACTAAAAGAAATTATAAAAAAAGAAATCATCGAGATTCTTTCTGAGGCTGATCCTGCTGATATTCAGGCACAAACTGATTTAAATGCAGAATTGGAAAAAACTAAGGATTTAGCAGATGAATTAGGGGACGCCTTATCTGAACAAGAGGATGAACCCAAAGCATCCGACCTTAAAAGTGATTCTGTTGCTTCACTTGCTAGAGAATTAGGAAAAATAACCCGTGAAATGAAAACTGTAGTAAATCAGTGGAAAAAATCAGAAGGAGAAGAAAAGGAAGATTTACTAAAAAGATTAAAAGAGCTAACCGCTATGAAGAAAGAGGTTGAGGCTCTCCTCTAAACTATGTCACAGGATCTAAAAAAAATAATTCGTCAGGAATATATAAAATGTGCTACGGATCCAGTACATTTCATGAAAAAATACTGTTTTATCCAACACCCCCAAAGGGGTAAAATATTATTTACTTTATATCCTTTTCAAGAAAAAGTATTACAATTATTTAAGGGCAATCCTTATTCATTAATACTTAAATCCAGACAGTTAGGTATTTCCACTTTGACCGCTGGATATTCTCTTTGGTTAATGTTATTCCATGAGGGGAAAAATGTATTATGTGTAGCTACTAAACAAGAAACAGCTAAAAATCTAGTAACTAAGGTAAAATTTATGTATGATAATTTACCATCTTGGTTACAAATATCAACTGAAGAAAATAATAAATTAACACTAAGATTAGTTAATGGCTCACAAATTAAAGCCACTTCGGCCGCCTCTGATGCTGGTAGATCCGAGGCTGTTTCAATGTTAGTAGTAGACGAAGCAGCATTTATTGAAGGTATAGATAACATATGGGCCTCAGCTCAGCAAACTTTATCCACTGGAGGGGGTGCTATTGTACTTTCCACACCTAATGGAACTGGTAATTGGTTTCATAAAATGTGGACTAAAGCAGAGGCTAAAGAAAATGAATTCTTACCCATTAGATTACCATGGATGGTACACCCTGAAAGAGACCAAGTATGGAGAGACAGACAAGATGATTTATTAGGTGACCCTCGTATCGCTGCACAAGAGTGTGATTGTGATTTTAATACCTCAGGTGACGTTGTATTTTATAATGAATGGATAGAATTTATAAAAGAAACTACTATACAGGAACCTCTAGAAAGAAGAGGAGTAGATCAAAATTTATGGATATGGGAGGCAGCTGATTATTCTCGTGAATATCTTATATCAGCTGATGTTGCCAGGGGTGATGGTAAAGATTTTTCCACTGCACATGTTATAGATATAGCTACTAATACTCAAGTAGCGGAATTTAAGGGACAATTACCACCTAAAGAATTTGGATATTTTCTGGTAGGATTAGCAGCGGAATATAACAATGCTATGTTAGCTCCTGAAAATGCTAATATAGGATGGGCTACTATAGATGCTATAAATGAAAGAGAATATAGAAATTTATATTATTCCCCTAAATCTGATAAATTAACAGCTGAATCATATCTTCAAACTTATGAGGGTGCTTCACAAATGACTCCTGGGTTTACTATGTCTATGAGGACTAGACCCTTAATTATTAATAAGTTTAGGGAATTTGTAGGGGATAGAAGTGTTACTATACGTTCTAGAAGACTTTTAGAGGAAATGAGGGTATTTATATGGAAAAATGGTAGACCCGAAGCTCAAGTAGGGTATAATGATGATTTAGTAATGGCTTTTGGGATAGCTATGTTTTTAAGGGATACCTCTCTTAAATTTCAACAAGAATCCCTAGATAGAGCTAAAGCGGCTCTAGGAAATATGAGAAAAAATGATTACCAAACACCTGGTGTTGTAAGTGGAAATATAAAAAATCCTTATACAGTAGAGGTAAATGGTAAAAGTGAAAATATAACTTGGCTTTTATAAACAATTAATATGGCAGATAAAGGATTATTCCCAAGACTACAAAGATTATTTTCTACTGATGTTATTATAAGAAACACAGGAGATAATCAATTAAAAACTATAGATACAGGACATATACAGGTATCTGGTGATATTAATACTAATTCTCTTATAGATAGATTTAATAGAATTTATACTAATAATATTACATCTTTATATGGTCAGCAAATATCATATAATTATAAAACATTAAGACCAACTCTTTATTCGGAATATGATTCCATGGATACGGATGCCATCATAGCTTCCGCTTTAGATATTATATCTGATGAATCCACTCTAAAAAATGATATGGGTGAGGTTTTATCTATTAGATCTTCAGATGAGGATATTCAAAAAATATTATATAATTTATTTTATGATGTTTTAAATGTAGAATTTAATCTTTGGCCTTGGATTAGAAACATGTGCAAATATGGCGATTTCTTTTTAAAATTAGAAATAGCAGAAGGATTTGGAGTTTATAATGTTATACCTTATTCTGCATTCAATATAGAAAGACTGGAATATACTGACCCGGAAAATCCAGCTAAAGTAGTATTTAAATTTGATCCTGATGGGGTAGTAGCTAGTGATTATGGTTACTTTAATGTTCCGGACCAAAATAACCCACAACAGGCAGGTTCCATAATTTTTGAAAATTATGAAATGGCCCATTTCAGACTTTTAACTGATGTTAATTATTTACCTTATGGTAGATCATATATAGAACCTGCTAGAAAATTATTTAAACAATATATGTTAATGGAGGATGCTATGTTAGTTCATAGAATAGTTAGAGCTCCTGAAAAACGTATTTTTTATTTAAATATAGGTTCTATACCTCCTAATGAAATAGAGGCCTTTATGGAAAAAACTATTTCTAAATTAAAAAGGACTCCTTATGTAGACCAAAAAACGGGTGATTATAATCTTAAGTATAACATGCAAAATCTTTTAGAAGATTTTTACATACCTGTTAGGGGCAATGATTCATCTACTAAAATTGAAACAACCCCAGGTTTACAATATGATGGAATTACTGACGTAATTTATCTAAGAGATAAGTTATTTGCCGCTTTAAAAGTTCCTAAAGCATTCATGGGGTATGATGAAAATTTAGAGGGTAAAGCTACGTTAGCCGCACAGGATATAAGATTTGCAAGAACTATAGAACGAATACAAAGAATTATTACTTCTGAGCTATATAAAATTGCTATGGTTCATTTATATTCTCAGGGTTATGAAGGTGAACAATTAGCCAACTTTGAGCTATCATTAACTAATCCCTCCATAATATATGACCAGGAAAGGATTGCATTACTAACGGAAAAGGCTACATTAGCTACTACTTTATTGGATAATAACTTACTTCCTACTGATTGGGTTTATCAAAATATATTTCATCTATCTGAAGATCAATATGATGAATATAGAGAATTAATTCTACAAGATAAAAAACGTAAATTTAGACAAAATCAAGTAGAAAATGAAGGTAATGACCCTATGGAATCAGGTAAATCATATGGTACACCTCATGATTTAGCTTCTTTATATGGTAAGGGTAGAACAAATTCTGATCCTAATAATCTACCAGATGGATACAATGAAAAAGTTCCATTAGGTAGAAAAAAAGAAAGACTAACTAATAGAAATACCCAAGATGATAATTTTGGTAAAGATAGATTAGGAGTAGATGGTATGAAAGATTTAAAACCAGATACTGATTTAAAAAATAATTTTAGTGGTAATTCCCCATTAGCTTTAGAAGCTAGGGGATATGCTA